GGCACAGAAGCTATAACAACTAATGCTGATACACACACTACCACTATTGCAGACGGAGCAACTGATCCTGGAAGATCAATGTTTCTTAAATACACAGGTGCGTTAGATTCTGCCTGTACTGTAACTATTGGACCAAACACAGTTTCTAAATTATGGTTTATAGAAAACGCTACTACAGGTTCACAAAATTTAGTCCTTAGTCAAGGTACAGGTGCAAATATAACAATACCTGCTGGCGATACTAAAATTATTTATGCTGATGGTGCTGGTGCTGGGGGTGCTATGGTAGATGCACTAGCTAGTATTTCTGCTGTTGACCTAAAAGTACAAGACGATTTAACAGTTACTGGTGACATAGACGTAGACGGCACATCTAACTTAGATGTAGTAGATATTGATGGAGCCGTTGATATGGCTTCTACCTTAACCCTAGCTGGTAATGCAGACTTTAACGGAGACTTAGACGTAGACGGAACTACAGAAACAGACGCACTAACTATTAATGGTTCAGCATTAAAATATAAAGCATTTGGCACTTCATCAATAATGTTTGGTGATGATGCTACAGGAACTATAGATGCTGCTGACTATAATACAGGATTAGGTGTTGATATTTTTGCAGCACTTACTAGTGGTGATTATAATTCAATTTTAGGGTTTAATGCGGGAAACGATATAACAACAGGTCACTCAAATACACTTATAGGAGCTGATTCTGGAGCAAAGATATCAACAGGAAATTACAATACAGCAGTTGGTAGAAATTCTTTAGATGCTTGCACAACAGCAGAATCAAATACAGCAGTTGGTTGGGCATCATTAACAGCAGTAACTACTGGAGCAGGAAACACAGGAATTGGCTCTGATGCTGGAGCAGCCATAACGACTGGAGCTAATAATACAATTATAGGTTATTTAGCTGGTGATGCTATAACGACAGCAGACAGCAACACAGCAGTTGGTAAAAGTGCTTTAACAGCAAACACAACTGGAACTCTTAACGTGGCAGTCGGCTCTAGTGCTTTAGCAGCAAACACAACAGCTAATTCAAACACAGCCATAGGAGATATTGCACTTACTACAAACACCACAGGGGCATCAAACGTAGCAGTTGGAAGAAATGCTCTTGGTGCTAACACGACTGCTTCAAATAACGTGGCAGTTGGGCATGGTGCAGCAGAATCTAATACGACAGGCACACAAAACGTAGCTATTGGTTATCAATCTTTAGACGCATCTAGCACGGCAAGTTACAACACAGCAGTTGGTTATAGAGCACTTGGAGCAGATACAACTGGACAAGAAAACGCTGCATTTGGAGTAGATGCACTATTAGCAAATACTACTGGTGGTAGAAACACAGCTTTAGGTGGCTATGCTCTCACTGCTAATACAACAGGAGGAAATAATGTAGCCATAGGTTATTCTACTTTACTGGCAGCAACTACAGTAGATGATAACGTAGCTATAGGTACAGAGGCATTAAAAGCAACAAACAATACTAGAAACATGGGAATTGGCTATAGAGCACTTACTGCTCAAAGTGGTTCTTCTGATAATATAGCTATTGGATATGATGCTTTAGTTAGACAAACTACAGGTGCAAATGGAAACATAGCAATAGGTAATTACGCAGGTAGAGCAACTGTATCTTCAGCTAGTACATCACAGCTTCTAGCTATAGGACATGATGTAGCTTCAAATTCTTCAGGAGCATTAGCTGGGTATCAAAATATATTTGTAGGTTATAACATAGCTTCTGCGTCAGGTTTAGCTGGAGCGTTTCAAAATAGTGGTTTTGGTGCTCATGCTTTGTCAGATTTAACCACAGGTGACTACAATACTGGAATAGGTCAGTCTGCGTGTCATGCTATAACAACTGGATCATATAACACAGCTTTAGGTATGGGTGCTGGTTCTGCGGTTACAACAGGGGAGTACAATGTTTTTCTTGGATATAATGCTGGTGATGGTTTAGGTACTTCCTCTCATAATAACGTAATTATAGGAAGTGGATCAGATGCGGGAGCAAGTTGGCAATATCACGCTATAGTCATAGGCTCTGGTCTATCGTCAGCAAATGCAGACAATAGGTTTAGTTTTGGTAAAGCAAGCAATGTTGTTCATAACGATTTTACATCAAATGCTTCTTGGACTCGTACGTCTGACGAAAGAAGAAAGAAAAATATTAAAGACGATACTCTTGGTTTAGATTTCATTAATAATTTAAGAACTGTTACGTTTGAATGGAAGCCTAACCATGAATTTCCTGAACACTTTAAAGATTATAAAGAGAATCCAGAAGATAACATGATGGAAACAGGTAAGGTTCTGCATGGTATGATTGCTCAAGATGTTAAAGCAGCACTTGATAAAGCTGGGGTAGATACATTTGGTGGTTGGGCAGAAGATTCTGAGGATGGTTCACAAGAAATATCGCAAGAAATGTTTGTGCATCCATTAATACGAGCAGTACAAGAACTTTCCGCGAAAGTGGAAGAATTAGAAAATAAACTTAATAATAAGGAGTAAAAATGGCAGTAAGCAAAGCAATATCAAAATGTGTTCCGTTTGTTAACAGCAACAGCAAAGTTGATAAATGGTATATAGAAATGCAATACAAGAATGATGGTGAGGATGATGCTACTTACTATACATCTACTTTTAACATAACAGTTCCACAAAAAGAACAAGACGGAACTACAAACTATACATTAAAAGCTAAAGGCAGTTGGAGTAATGCTGACTTAGTAGCAATATGTCCTGTATCTCATTGGGATGCAGTATTTGCTAGTCAGGTAGAATCAGTTATTACTGATCCACCAGTAGCAAGCACAGCAGACGCAGACTTTAACGTACCTAGCTAATGGCAGAAGTAACAGTACACAGTATGCCTAGTGTTTTTGTTCTGGAGACAAAAATGCCAGAAGGTATGGTTGAGGACTTGAATGATTATCTTGACGAATACGTTGAAAATGAGAATAAAAAGTCATTAGCTGATACTTTGGTTGGGCAAATAACACAAGGTGAACAATTACTTATGGAGAATGATGATCCTAGAGTAAAAGAATATACGGATTTTGTATGTGGTTTGGGAGCAGATTATATAAACTTTTTTTCACAACAAACAGGCTCAATGTTGAAAGCACCTAAAGCTGTAGCCATAGATGAAACTTGGTCAGTACATAGTTATGAAGGAGACTATAACCCTATACACGATCATGGCACTAAAACTATTATGGGTATATCTACAACTGGTTGGACTAAAATACCACAACAAATACTAGATCAACCGACTGCTGGCGATGGTAATTATTCTTTATACAATGCGTCTGGTGATTGTGATGGGTATATAGCTTTTCAATATGGATTAAATCAATTAATGGACACAGATAGATTGCGACCACCGCAATCTTTTGTTATGCAACCAGAGGTAGGGAAGTTGTTGGTTTTTCCTTCTTGGTTGCAACACATGGTATATCCTTTTAAGGGAGAAGGCGAAAGAAGAACTGTCGCTTCCAACCTTAATTGTTGGGATGTATCTGAACAACCAACAGAAATAGAAGAAGGAGAAGAAGATGGAAATGATAGTTAATGCAATAACTTGGATAACCATAATTGTAACTGTTGCTAGTTTAATAGCAGCTTCAACCCCAACACCTGTCGATGATAAATGGATTGGTAAACTATATAAACTTATTGATTTACTTGCACTCAACATAGGTAAGGCGAAACAGAAATGAGTTGGCTACCACAAACATATAGGGACACTATTAAAAAATTCTGGCAGGATGTCAAAGGTGTTGAGGAAAAAACAGTTAGGGCAAGAACCAAAAAAGGTACATTTGTTGCTGATGATAAATCCACACCTAATGTAAACGAAGCCTATAAGACTGTAGAGGTTAAAAAGAAAAAAGGAAAACCTCGTAAGAAAAAATGAGTGAAAGAGAGTCTTCAGGTAGATTCGGCGGAGACATGGACAGAAACGAGGTTGAAATAGATCTTAGTAAATTCATGGAACTTTTACAAGAGCAATCAAAACTCAAAGACAGAATAAGGGAACTAGAAGATGAAGGAACTAAAAACCCTCATCAAAAATGGATATTCTTAGCACAAGCCGTAGACTCATGGAGAATATTTCCAAGAGCCTTTTTAACTGTGTACATCTTTCTGCTTTACTACACTGTGATGTGGTTTATGGACTTACCAGAGCCAAGTTTCGAACAATCAGGTTTAATATCTATAGTTGTAGGTGCAGGTGCAGCATGGTTTGGTTTGTATGCAGGAACTACAGGTTCATCTAAAAGTTTTAAAGGAGAAAAAGACAAATAATGCATAGGGATATTTACAAATTATTTCTTTTTGGAGCAATATTTCTTAATGTTAATCTTTATGCTGATGCACCAGATCAAACTGGAACAGGTTGTGCTAATGGTACCCAGTATTGTGAAAATAATAATCTAAACACTACAAATACCACGACTACAAACAACACCAACACGAATACAAACACCAACACGAACACAAACACCAACACGAACACAAACACCAACACAAACACTACGACTGCAACAAACACGAACACTTCGACTTCAACTGCAACTAACTCGAACACAAACGTAAACACTTCGACAGCTACGAACACAAATGTAAACACAACAACAGCTAATTCAACAGCCACAACAAATAATACAAACGCAAACACTAATGTTAACACTTCGACATCAACATCTGAATCGACAGTAAATTCAACAGTTAATCAGAATGTTAATAACACTAGCACCACTGATAATACAAACACGAATGTAAACACTTCAACGTCTACAAGTAACAACACAAACGTAAATAAAAACGAAAGTAAGTCTGAATCAAACGTACAAACAAATAATGTAAACGAAAACAACAATAACACTAAATCAGACAACACAAATAGAAATATAAATGAGTCAAATTCAACTCAAACTATTAATCAAAACATAAAAACTGAAGCACCCCCAGCTTCAGCTATCGCACCAAGCATCATGTCTTATTCACAAGACCTTTGTACTGTTGGTAGATCAGGAGCATTTCAAGGACAGGTCTTTGGCATATCTGGTGGTAGAACAGTTACAGATGAAAATTGTGAAAGATTAAAATTAAGTAAATATATCTATGATATGGGTATGAAGGTTGCAGCAGTTTCTGTGCTTTGCCAAGATGTTAGGGTGTTCCAGGCTATGGAAATGGCAGGCACTCCATGTCCTTACATGGGCAAAATAGGCAAAGAAGCTTCAGAAGGGTGGAAAACCAATCCTTCACAAAGACCTGATGCTAAAGAATACAAGGCTAACTGGATAGCAAACTGTAAAAAAGGATTAAACCCTAATGACACTGGATACAACAAAGATGTTGTAAGCGGTGTAAGAAAAGTTTTAACAAAGAAAACTAAAACTACTAAACAATGTAAGAAAGAATGGAAGAATGCCACATAAAGAAGAAAAATGGCAAACTTTATGTTTTGTTGCAAGTTTAATTATATCGGCAATTTTCGCATTGGGGGTTAATCAACTTAAAGCTGAGTATATCTATGAAGCTAATCAATCGTTATATCACTTACAAACAAACGCTAATACTTATGAAGGAGAGTTAGCTTATTCAATTTCAGATGATGGAGTTTCTCCTGCTATAGATTTGTCTTTTAATTTTACGCTTTATGGTCAAACATTTAGTCAAGCAAGAATAGCAACTAATGGTTGTTTGCATTTTAAAACCACTGGTTCGTATTGTAATGACTACACTCCAGATCCAATAACAGGTCAGCATACGTACACTTTATATCCTTTTTGGACTGATTTAATTAGAGACAACAACTCAAGAATAAAATCTTGGGGAGATTCTACTAAGATGATATTCGGATGGTATGATCTAAGAGAATACAACAGAAGTAATACAGACAACAGTTTTGAAGTAATACTTTGGCCAAACAACACATTTGAATATAGATATGGTGGGTTAAATGTAATCAATCATGATGTATTAATTGGGGAGATTGGTAGTGGAACGTCAGAAAGTTATACTTATTTATACCATGACGAATGTAGCACAGGCACAACTAATTCTAGTTCTTGTGTAAACACTAATTGGAACAACACTTCATCTAACACATTATTAGAAAATGGTGGTTCTTTATATGGAGCAGGAACAGGTAATGCTATAGATTGCAGTGACCCTTTGAATAATGAATCTTGTTCAGGGTACGCAGCAGCTTACCTAACTCAACAATGTAACCTTACTCAACTTTATAGTGAATCTTGTCCTAATTATTGGACAGCTTATGACGACCAGCAATGTGATGAAGACCCACAATACGCTCCTTTTTGTGCAGGATATACACAAGAAGCATCAGTGGCTTACTATATAGAAGAAGAATTTGACTATGGTTATCAAGATGATATGCAGGGTGGAAGTTTTGGTTTTGATGATAACTTTGGTTATGAAGAAGATATTTTTACTTATATAGAAGAATTTGATTTTGAGCCAAACGAAGAAACACTAGTGTTTGAGTATGAAGAAGTTTTTATTGAGTTTGATTTTCAAGAACCCTTTTCAGAAGATATAGACCCTTTACCAGACTTTAATGTTATAGACGCTATCTATGATATTCAAGTATTTGATGAACCTGAGTTTCTATTATCCCATAATGAATTTGAAAGAAACGATGTAGTCACAATTAACCCAAGTGAGGAACTTATAGAAGAATTTATATTACAAGAAACTGTTTTAGTAGAGGATTTTGAACAAATCAATACTTTTATAGAGTTTGAAACTATTGAGGAATTAGAAGAATGGTTTGAAGAGGAAACTAGAGAAGAGTTAGCTGAAGAGCGTAACGAAGAAGCTGAAGAAGAACTTTACGCTGAAGAAGAAGAAGTATTTGAAGAAGAAGTTGTAGAAGAAATATTTGAAGAAATAGAAGAGCAGTTTGCAGAAGAAGAAAGAGTTGCTTTAGAGGAAAGGGAAGAAGAAGTTTTAGAGGAAGAAACAGAATTAATTGCAGAAGAAAGAACATCAAGAAGCGGAATAACATCCACTATGTTAAATGTTGTTGGTCAGTCTATAAGAACAGCATCTAATAGTAATGCATCTTCTAGTAGTTCTTCTGGGGGGTATTCAAGTGGAAGCAATAGTGGTGGAAACTCTAGTGTTGTAAACAGCAGTGCTGTTAATTCTTCCGTAACAGGTGGCGGAATTAGTACAAGCAGTTCTCCTAGTATGTCTGACCAAATAGCTTCTGCTAATGTACAAACAAATACTATACTTTCTTTAAGTCAAGACACTAACAGTATGTCAGGTGGTAGTTCACAGACAGTTAGTAGTGTTTCTACAGTTATAACACCTATGCCAACATTTGATAATAACCCACAAGTAGTTATGGCAGATGTTCAAGTTCAAAATATGCAAGGTGAGATAGATACAGCAGTTTCAGGAGTTATGACATCGAGTGAAGCAGATCAAATAGCAGATCAGATTATTGCTAACAATATTAAAGAACAACAAGAACAAGCAGAAAATGAACAAGCAGAAACAGGTGAGTATGCAGATCAATCAACACTAATAGCTTATTTAGGATATGTACCAGCATTTGAAGTCTATAAAACTTATGAAATACCAAAACAAGAGACGTGGTATCAACCTAAAGATATTTATAAAAATGTAACAATAAGCGATAATATTAGTGCTTTTTATACTCTGGCAGGTAATAATATCAGTTTAATGAACAGCATGATAGGACAACAACCTAATTTATAGGAGAATAGTATGGATTGGTTTCAAAATAAAACAACTCAAATAATTGCTTTAGTTTCAATTATAGGTACTCTTGCAGGCTTTGGCTATACAGGAGCCACATACGTTAATCGTTTAGAAAACTTAGAAAATAAAATAGGTGGACTAGGTGAAACAGAAGATGCACAGCAAGCTATTGAAGAACGTTTTGCTAGTATAGAAACTCAAGTTAAGTATTTAGAAAAAGAAATAAACAATATAGAAATTCCTGACAACAGCAACACACAAGCTTCTGTTGCTTCTTTAACTAGTGATGTTGAAAGAATTTGGATTGAAATAGATAAACTAGAAAATAGCAAAAACCCTTTAGCAAACTAATGACCTCTAAAAAAGCCACAGCTAATGATGTAGCAAATGATTTAGCTAAACATGAAATACAGTGTACTGAACGTTGGAAAACAGCATTTAATCGATTTGACACACTAGACAATAACATACTTAATGTTACATTAAACTTAGAGCAACAGGCTAAAGAAACTAAAAATTTGTTAATAGGTACGTTAGCCTTTCTTGCAACAACTTTTGTCTCTATCGGCATTACGATAATCAGCAGTTGGTTATGAGTAAAGTTTTATTTGGTGTTATAGGTGTATTGTTAATAATAGGCTATTTTTTATGGAACGAAAACGCAAGATTGTCTGCTTTAAACCAAGCGTTTGAACTTAGAGACCAAGAGCAAAAAGCTGCGATAGAATCTTTACAAAATGATTTTAAACTTCAAACTGAAGGTTTGTTAAACATACAGTCTAGAAATCAAGAAATAGAAGCTGAAATGAACAGGTATCTTGATATATTTAAAAGACATGATTTAACCAAACTTGCAGCAGCAAAACCTGGATTATTAGAACCAAGAGTAAACAAAGGAACTAAAAATGTATTTAACAGCATTGAAGAAGACAGTCGCAACATTGACGATCTTGATGATGGTCTCCAGTTGCAGTCTAATCCCCAGTAGACAACAAGTCGATATCATAACTAAACCTATAGAAAGGCAGATTGTACAACCAATCATGCCTAGAGAAATAGACTTAAAAGAGCCATACTGGTATGTTGTTTCTGATAAAAATATAGACGAGTTTTTAGCTAGAGTAGAAAAAGAACATGGTCAACTTGTGTTTTTAGCTATGTCCGTACCTGATTACGAATTAATGGCTTACAATATGCAAGAGTTAAAACGCTATATAAATGAATTAAAAGAAGTAGTAGTATACTATAGGAAAGTAACTGTTCCTGTTAAGAAGGAGGAGAAATGAATATTTCGCAAGAAGGAATAGCGTTAATTAAAAAGTTTGAGGGTTGTGAATTAGATGCCTACCAAGACAGTGTTGGTGTTTGGACAATAGGTTATGGACATACTAAAGATGTACACGCAGGTGACTCTATAAACCAAGACGAAGCAGAACATTTACTACAAGAAGAAATGCCAGAATACGAAGGGTATATTAACGACTATGTAGAAGCACCACTAGAGCAATGTCAATTTGATGCTTTAGTTTGTTGGGTATACAACCTCGGACCAACAAATCTTAGAAACTCTACACTCTTAACAGTTTTAAATCAAGAAAGATATAGCGATGTCCCTAGAGAAATTAAAAGATGGAACAAAGCTGGTGGTAAAGTTTTACAAGGTTTAGTGAGAAGAAGAGAAGCAGAAGCGTTACTTTTTCAAGGAAAAAATTGGGAGGATGTGTAGTGCCATTAGCTAAATTTATATTAAAACCTGGAGTAGATCGTGAAGGAACTTCTTATGACAATGAAGGTGGATGGTTTGACAGCAATTTAATACGTTTCAATAGAGGAAGACCACAAAAAATAGGAGGATGGCGAAAGGATAGTTCATCTACGTTTATAGGAACTTGTCGTGCTTTACATGGTTGGGTAGACTTAGAAGGTACAAGGTATTTAGGTTTAGGAACAACAAACAAATATTATCTTGAAGAAAATAATGCTGATTTCACTGATATAACACCTATTCGTAAAACCTCAACAAACAGTATTACGTTTTCAGCTACAAATGGTTCATCTACAATAACAGCAACAGACTCTAGTCATGGAGCAGTTATAGGAGATTTTGTAACCATATCAGGAGCAGTTAGTTTAGGAGGAAACGTGACAGCAGCTGTTTTAAATCAAGAATACCAAATAGTAACAGTTCCTACTGCAAACACCTACACCTTCACTGCTAAAGATACTTCTGACGCCACAGTTACGGCGAATGCGAGTGACTCAGGTAATGGTGGTTCAGGAGTTGATGGGGCATATCAGATTAATTGTGGTCTTGATGTATATGTGCAATCTACAGGTTGGGGTGCTGGACTTTGGGGTGCATCTACATGGGGATCAAGTTCAGCGTTGACCTCTGTTAATCAACTTAGATTATGGAGCCACGACCATTTTGGTGAAGATTTGCTTATGAATGTTAGAGCAGGTGGTGTGTACTATTGGGATGAAAGTAGTGGCACTTCATCAAGAGCAGTTGCCTTATCCGAAATTAGTGGAGCAAATCTAGCACCAACTGTAGGGTTACAAGTGTTAGTTTCAGAAACAGATAGACATGTGATCGTTTTAGGTGCTGACCCTGTGTCAGGAGGCAGCAGGAGTGGCTCTGTTGATCCAATGCTTATAGCTTTCAGCGATCAAGAAAATGCTGCTGAGTGGGAATCGTTAACAACAAACACAGCAGGAAGTTTACGTTTATCTGAAGGGAGTATGATTATTGGTGGTCTTAAAGCAAGACAAGAAATTCTTATTTGGACAGACACTTCGCTATACAGTATGCAATTTATTGGACCACCATACACGTTTGGTCTTAATCTACTGAACAAAGGCTCTGGTTTGATTTCGCCTAATGGTGCCATTAATGCTGCACCTGGAGTTTTTTGGATGAGTACAGATAATTTTTATGTTTACAACGGAAGTGTACAAAAGTTACCTTGTAGTGTACATAGCTATGTGTTTGACGACATTACTTTAGGACAAGCACACAAAACATTTGCTTTTAGTAATGCTCAGTTTGATGAAATAGGTTGGTTTTACTGTTCTTCTAGCAGCACAGAGATAGATCGTTATGTCTGTTACGATTATGTTGACAATGTTTGGACTTATGGTAATTTAAGCAGAACAGCATGGTTAGACCAAGGTATAGTGAACTACCCTAGAGCAACAGCTAATAACTATCTGTACGAGCACGAGTTTGGTTACAACGATGATGGTAGTCCTATGACTAATGTGTACATAGAAAGTTCTGACCTAGACATAGGAGAGGGAGAAGAATTCGCTTTTATAAGTAAACTAATTCCTGATGTACGTTTTTTAAACAATAGTTCAGGTGGGCAAGTTAATTTTGTATTAAAGACTAGGGATTATCCAGGAGACTCGTTATCGACTAAAAGCACTAATGCCCTTACGAGCACAACACAGAAAAAAGATATGCGAGCAAGAGCAAGGCAAGCAGTTATACGTTTCGAGTCTGACGATGACGACACAACTGCTAATGACGATGTTGGTTGGCGTATAGGTGCGACTAGACTAGAGATAAGAGGTGATGGCAGACGATGAGTAAGTTACTGACTGCTCGTTTACCTTTAGCATCAGGTTCAGAGATAACTTCTGATTTATACAACAGATTAGTTCGTGTACTTGAAATAGATTTAGGAGAGTTTGATCCTGACAACACTAGACAAATCTCAACAGCTGAGCGAGACACTTTATCTTTTAATGTAGGAAGTATTATATGGAATGCTGATATTGGTGCTCTTCAAGTTTATAAAGGATTGTATTGGGAAAGTATCAGCACTCCGACCACACCTCAAGGTTTTGAAGCTACAACTTCTGTTGGATCTGTTACTGTTCAAGTAGGAGTTAACTCAGCAAAATCCACGTCTATAAACATATAAGGAGAAAAAAATGGAGCCATTTTATTATAATTGTACATTAGTTCGAGTTATAGATGGAGACACGATCGATGTAGATATCGATTTAGGGTTTGCTGTTATATTGTCTAAACAACGTGTGCGTTTAGCTGGTATAGATACACCAGAATCTAGAACTAGAAATCTTGCTGAAAAAGCATTAGGATTACAGGCAAAAGAAAGACTAAAAGAGTTATGTGGTGAAAAACTACAAGTGAAATCCTTAGGCAAAGGGAAGTACGGAAGGATTTTAGGAATACCACATACAATAGACGGAGAGGATATTTGCTCCATGCTTATTAACGAAGGGCATGCTGTAGAATATTGGGGTGGTGCTAAAACTAAGGTCTGGGGATAAAAAACGGAGTCCATAAATCGCCTCCACGGACTTTTCTTATATTAGCTAAGGGTAACGTACCCCTCTAAACAGAGTCATTTCCTATAAGTCTACCTGTTTTTATAAGGTACTTAACATCACCAAGTTTTAACTCTTCTATATTAGACATAAGGAACTCAACTTTTACAGGACTAAACCGACCAAGTTGTGTATATCCTTTCACTTCTTCTACTTCGTTTTGTATTATATGTATTAACCACTCAACCCTAGTGTTTTTCTGGTGAGTGTAGTATTTGCTAGACTTACCTATAGGCACTCGCACACTAGATTGTAAAAAATCGTAATCTTTAGGTTTTTTTACATTAGTAAGGTTAATAGATAGACGTTTACATTGTTTTTCATACTTGTTATCCTGTAATGATTTAAAATCTATGTTTCTTTCCCTTAGTTCTGCACTTAACTCTTTGTATGTAGGTTTATCTGGGTGAAAGTTTTTTAATAAAACACAGAATGTTGATACAAAAACTGGTCCATGTTTACACTCAGCTGTTAACAGATGGGC